TACAAATCTCTCATGGAAGAAGAGTTCAAAGAGTTCATTGATGCTCATTGGAATCGTGATGAGACCGAAATGCTTGATGGTTGCATGGATTTAATCTGGGTTACACTTGGATTTTGTCACATGAAGGGTTATGATGTTGGTGGTGCATGGGATGCAGTGCTTCGAAGCAACATGGCAAAGGTTGATCCAGTCACTGGCAAGGTAAAAAGACGAGAAGATGGCAAGATTTTGAAGCCCGAAGGCTGGACTCCACCTGATTTATCCAAATTTACAAAAAAGAAGTTGCCTTAAATTGAGTTTTGAGGTATAATTACATTATGATTACATTATACTTAGATATGGATGGTGTGCTTTGCAACTTTGACAAGGCATATTCATCATTACGCACACATGCAACTGACGGAAAACGATTTCGTGCAGCTGTTATGGACTATCACATCTTCGAAGATCTGGAATTTATGTCAGACACACAAGAATTGTTGACTTATGTCAGTAAACTTGATGGTATCAATATTGAAATTCTTACTTCAATGGGTACTTTTGATGTTTTGCAAGGAAATGCAGCCAAATCACAAAAACAAAAGTGGTTAGACACATGGAACATTCCATACAAAGCCAATTTTGTTCGTTCCAAAGAAGAAAAATCAAAATTTGCACACGACAGAGCAATTTTAGTTGACGATTCTCCAGGTTGCATCGATCCGTTCAATGCTAAATGTGGTCATGGTATTCTTCACTCAAAATCTACCGAAACAATACAACAAATTCATGATACCATTCGTGGTATCAATGGATTGCACGCATTAAAATATGGATGGGACTCGATGGGATCTTATGCTTGATATTTTTGGACCAACTTTACAATGGATAAAAGATGACTATCGTTCTAATCGCATTCGCTTTGCTGTTGAGTTGCTCGCTTGGGCTGTTAGCATTGGTTGCTCCATCACGATGGCTCTTACAGTACCCAACCCTCCACTTCTGGCTCTTTATCCTGTATGGATCGCTGGTTGTGCCATGTATGCTTGGGCTAGTTATACTCGGAAATCTTTTGGCATGCTCGCTAACTACATCTTGCTAACTACCATTGATACTGTTGGTTTAATTCGAATGCTATGAATATTTTCTATCTGCACGAAGACACTAAAGAATGTGCTAAACAACATCTTGACAAACATGTCGTTAAGATGATTTTAGAATATGCACAACTTCTTTCCACTGCTCATCGTCTCCTTGATGGATATGAGTATGAAGGTAAGTCCATTTCAGGTCGCAAAGCAATGCGATGGAAACTAGATGATTCTCGTGAATATAATTTGTATCTTGCCTCACATATGAAACATCCATCAGGTATCTGGTGTCGTCAATCACTGGATAACTATTGGTGGTTATATAATCTGTGGCGAGATCTCATGAAAGAATATACATTTCGTTATGGTAAGCATCATGTCGCAGAAAGATTGATTCCATTCTTATCTTTTGCGCCAACTAATATAACAGAAAGTATTGCAACTCCAATGCCACAGTGCATGCCAGAGCAATATAAAGTACCAACTGATTCTATTCAAGCATACCACAACTACTATATTAATGACAAACAACCATTTGCTGTTTGGACGAATAGACCAATTCCAGAGTGGTATGTTTGTGAGTGGAAAAATAGAAATCACAAAGCAGTTTATCAAAAACAAAACGATAGAATAAAATTTAGGATGGTTCCAGCATAATGAGTTTAAATACATTTAATAACTACGGATTTATTGAGCATGTCTTCACGAACAAAGAATTACAACCAATTCGTGATGAGATTGATGAGATTCAAGCAGACTTTGACATGCATCAACCACAACAGTGGAATACTCGTCTCAGTGGTAATCTAAAAAGAGAATTTGCACTGCCAAAATCACTGAAACATGCAGAAACAATAATTTTGCCACAAGTTGAAGAGTATGTTGAGTTCTTTAACTTTCTTAAAGACTCATTTCTTACTAGAGACGAAGTAGATTTAAGTGTAAACTCTCTTTGGGTTAATTTTCAAGCAAAAAATGAGTTTAATCCACTACATAACCATGATGGGTTCATGTCTTTCGTTATTTACACGAAAGTACCATTTAAAATGAGAGATGAACTTGCTGCATCTCCAGGAATTAACTCAAATAACAATGTTCCAGGTCATTTCCAGTTTTCGTACACTGGAATTCTTGGTGGCATCAGTAATCACTATGTTCCTGTTGACGAAAGTTACGAAAATACGATGATGTTGTTTCCTTCCAAGTTAATGCACTGTGTATATCCGTTTTTTACCTCTGACGAATACAGAATTTCCGTTGCAGGAAATGTTTACTGTACGAGAAAGAATTCTGCCACTAAATAGAGTTGTGAGGAGAAATTATGCCAACATACAGTTTTAGAAATAGAGAAACAGGCGAAATACATGATGAGATCATGCGCATTGCTGCTCGTGAGCAGTATCTACTGGACAATCCCCAATTGGAATCTATCATAACAAGCGCACCTGCATTTGCTGGGGATCATATCACCATTAAAAAAGATACAGGTTTTAAGGAGGTACTACAAAGAATTCATTCTCTAACTCCAGGTAGTCAATTAGATAAAACATCATCGCAAATTTAAGGAATCATCAATGGCTCGCACATCCGCTGCTAAAAAAGTAATAGACATCAATCATAATGAAGAGCGTGAAACAAAACCGATTGCCAGTAATCAATTAAGAATCCGATTAGACAACTTAAAAACATTCCAACCACTAACAGACAATCAAAAGAAATTCTTTGACGCATACAAGCGTGGTGATTATTTCGTAGCACTTCATGGTGTGGCAGGAACAGGTAAAACATTCATTGCTCTGTACAAAGCAATCGAAGAAGTCCTTGATAAAGCAAATCCATTCAACAAGATTATTGTAGTTCGTTCTGCAGTTCAATCTCGTGAGATTGGTCATCTTCCAGGAGATGTAAATGAGAAAATGGAAATCTATCAACAACCATATCGTCAAATCTGCGAAACTCTATTTGGTCGCAAAGACGCATGGGATAGATTAGCAGAACAACACCATATTGAGTTTATCTCTACTTCGTTTATTCGTGGTATGTCTTTTGATAATGCAATCATTATCGTTGATGAGATGCAGAACTTGACATTTGAAGAAATCGACACAGTTATGACTCGTGTTGGTCACATGTCAAAGATTATCTGGTGTGGAGATTATCGTCAGACTGACCTAAATAAGAAAAGGAACGATATGTCTGGCATTTTGAAATTCTTTGACATTGCTATTCATATGAGTGCTTTCACTAAGATTGAATTTACTCCTGATGATATCGTTCGTTCGTCTTTGGTTAAAGATTATATCCTTGCCAAACTAAAAATAGAAGACATGGAGAACAAATGATAACAGCAGAACAATTTAAACATTTATTCCCTCGTGCACAGGATCCAGAATCTTGGGCAGAGTCAATGGCGAATGTATTTCCAACATACGAGATTAACACACCACACCGTATTGCAGCGTTTCTTGCTCAGTGTGGACATGAGTCTGGTGGCTGGACAGTATTCGAAGAAAACCTAAACTATTCCGCACAAGGATTAAATAGCATCTTCAAGAAGTATTTCCCTACACTTGAAGCAGCAGCAGTATTTGCTCGTAAACCAGAAATGATTGCAAATAAAATCTATGCTAATCGCATGGGTAATGGTGGTCCAGAAACTGGTGATGGATATAAGTATCGTGGTCGTGGTCCAATTCAGTTAACTGGAAAGGATAACTATAGAGCATTCTCTAAAGAGATGTTTGACGACTGGGAAAATCTATTTGAGAATCCAGACTGGGTTACATCAGATCGTGACTTTGCTCTTATGTCTGCAATCTGGTTCTGGAATAAAAACAAGTTGAATGTTCAAGCAGACGCTGGTGACATTAAACTAATGACCAAGAAAATCAATGGTGGTTACATTGGTCTTGAGGACAGAATTAAACATTATAATGAAGCAATTCATTTGTTGACATAATGGCTTACTCCACTAAAGTAATCGACCACTACGAGAATCCACGAAATGTTGGTTCTCTGGATAAAGACGATCCATCAGTTGGTACTGGTATGGTTGGCGCACCTGCGTGTGGTGATGTGATGAAGTTACAGATTAAAGTTGAAGATGGAATTATTACAGATGCAAAATTTAAAACATACGGATGTGGATCTGCAATTGCAAGTTCCTCTCTTGTTACCGAGTGGGTTAAAGGCAAGACATTGGAGCAAGCAGCAGTTATTAAAAATTCAGACATTGCTCAAGAACTCGCATTGCCACCAGTCAAAATCCATTGTAGCATCCTTGCTGAAGATGCCATCAAAGCAGCAATAAACGACTATCAACTAAAGTGTGCATGCGTATGATTACCGTAACAGAATCCGCAAAGAAACAACTCGATGAAATCCTAATGGATGATGTATCAATGAAGTATGTAAGAGCATTCATCACTGGTGGTGGTTGTTCTGGTTTTAATTATGGGTTTACACTTGAAGTAGATAAAGAAGAAGATGACTTCGTTATTGACAATCTTGTAGTTGATGCCATGAGTATGCAGTATTTTGACAACGCTACTATAGATTTTACTAGTGATAAATTAAAAGGATCTCAATTTGTTATATCAAACCCAAATGCCAAATCAACTTGTGGATGTGGAAGTAGTTTCTCAGTCTAAAAAGAAAACTTTTATACATCATGATTTCGGTAAACTTGAACGAGACACGAAACCTGATGGTACAAGGTTATACAAAACACCGTCGGGTAAATCCTATCCCTCCGTTACGACAGTCACAGGACTGCACTCAGCGAAGGGAATCATGGAGTGGCGAAAAAGAGTCGGAGAAGCAGAAGCAAATCGAGTCTCAGGAAAAGCCAGTGCAAGAGGCACAAGAATCCATCAACACTGTGAAGACTTTCTCCTTGGAGAGCATGTTGAGCCAGATATGTTTGATGCAGAGATGTTCAACTCAATCAGACCACTCCTCGACCAAATCGACAACATCCACTGCTTGGAGACTCCGCTATGGTCTGACCATTTACAAGTCGCTGGCACAGTTGACTGTATCGCAGAGTTCCAAGGTAAACTGTCTGTCATAGATTTTAAGACATCTAGCAAACCAAAAGACAGAGATGACATTCATAACTACTTTATGCAAACTGCAGCATATGCAGTAGCATTTGAAGAAAGAACTGGTATTCCTATTGGAAGGCTAGTAATTATTATGGCAGTTGATAGTGATGATCCAAGATGGTTTATCGAGAAACGAGACAACTGGATTGGTGGCTTTAGAAAACTACGATTAGACTATAAAAATTTAAAAAACATTTGACCTGTAACTAAATACAAGGTATAATGTAGGTTATTGCTGTATGAAGCAAAGAGAAAAGTGTTCTGGACGGGAGTTCGATTCTCCCCACCTCCACCAGAAGTGCATGTGTTAGATGAAAGAAACCATTTTATGGGCTCTAATGGGTGTACTTCTGATGGGGGTGACTAGGTTTCGACAGGGCAACAAGTAAATGCGTGGACAGCACGACACAGAGAGTCGTAAAAAGTAAAAAACCGTAAACGCAAACGACGCACAGTTCGCATTAGCAGCCTAAACACTGCTTAGGGTTTCGGATGGTTTCCTCGTAACAGAATAACCATCCACTAATTTTATAACATAAGGATTACTAATGAATGTATTGCCATTGAAGACGCAAGTACTGGTCGCAGAGAATAAAAAAGAAGACACAACTGAGTCTGGTATTATTATTGAAGGTACTCGTGGTATGGGTAATACAGCAAAGGCAACTGTTCTTGCAGTTGGTCCAGATGTTACTGATGTTAAAGTTAATGATGTTGTTTTACTGGATTGGACTAAGGCATCTCCAGTTAAAATTGGTGATGTGCAAAGAGCAATGATTAAAGAAGAGTTTATCATTGCAGTGTTCGAAAGTTAAAAGGAAATCACATGAAAGCATTTATCGCATTGTTAGTATTGGCATTTGCTTCTGTCTCATTTGCAGCAGAGCCAGTAAAGAAAGAAGAAAAGAAAACAGAAGTTAATTGCGTGACGAAGGATAAGAAAGGTAATTGTCCTCCACCACCAAAAGGTACTAAGCCAACACCAAAGAAAAAAGTTGAAGAGAAGAAATAATTTCTCCTAAATAATTCTACAGTGGGTTGATGGATCCCAATAAAACCATCATTACACACAACTCATAACACACAAGGAGTAACCCATGAGTAATTTGACCCCGTTCGAGATTCGCCTAGAACTACTAAAAATGGCGAAAGACATGCTTAACGATGAGTACTACGGTAAGCGTGAAGTAATTAGCAATGAATGGTCTACAAAGGTAGAAGTTGCTAAAATCAATGGTGGTGAGATGCCTGTTCATCCAGGATTCCCAGCTTATCCATCCGAAGTCGAAATCATTTCAAAGGCTCAGACCCTTAATGGTTTTGTTTCAAACATCCCACAAGATATAAAGACTAGCAAAAAGTCCACCTGATAGGGAATTGGATTGCAGGGATTCACACACTCTGCAATCCTCTTGATTTAAGGAGATCATTATGCATAAACGAATATACAGTTTAGCAGCAATATTTTTAATAAGCGCAATATTATTACTTTGTACAGGTTTTTCAAAAGACAGAATTATTGGTGTAACTTATACCCAATTAACAGCAGAAGCCAAAACGCAAGTTGATTGCTTGGCAGAAAACATTTATTATGAAGCAGGTTTTGAACCGAGAGATGGGAAGATCGCAGTTGCCATGGTTACATTGAACAGAGTGCAAGATCCACAATTCCCAAAAGATATTTGCTCTGTGGTAAAACAAAAGACAAAATATACATGTCAGTTTTCTTGGTTCTGTGAACACAAAACAATCCAGAACAACTCAGCATATTTACAAGCAAGAGAAATTGCATTGCTTGTGTATGCTAACTATGAAAAGATGCACGACATGACACAAGGTGCATTATTCTACCATGCGGATTATGTTAATCCACGATGGAAACTTGAACGAACTACCGTAATTGGCAGACACATTTTTTATAAACAGAGAGACGGTATCTAATATGATGAACAAACTAAACATTCAACTTAAAGATGGTGGTGACGAATCTGCGCACTCGTTTTACCTTTTGATGGAAGAAGTAACATTACAATCAGCAAAGCAGTTAGTTGAATGGATTTTTGAAGCAAACTTCGCTGAAGAGCGACCAGACTTATTGAATCTCATCATCTGTTCTCCAGGTGGTGATTTAAATGCAGCGTTTGCAGTGATTGATACTATGAAAGGTTCAGCAATTCCTATTCGCACGATTGGTTTAGGACAGATCGCATCAGCTGGACTTATGATTTTTATCGCTGGTGACAAAGGGCATCGTATTCTTACACCAAACACATCTATACTGTCACACCAGTATTCTTGGGGTGCTTTTGGTAAGGAACACGAGTTATTTGCAACGGTAAAAGAGTTTGACTTAACTACCAAGAAAATGATCCATCACTATAAAAAGTGTTCTGGATTATCTGATGCAAAGATCCGAGAGGTTCTTTTGCCACCACAAGATATTTGGTTAAGTCCCTCTGAAGCCAAAAAATTAGGATTATGCGATGAAGTTAAAGAACTTTCTTAATTATGTAAAATTCTCTGGTATCTGGATTGGATTTGTTTTGAATCCTTACCACTGGGAATTTCGAGTAGAAAAAACTGGACCAACAGATACAGATCCAAACGGATATATGGCATCTGTTTATTTTGGACCATTTTGGGTTAGGGCTGTTTTAGATGATGGCTCTTGGTAAATTAAAGGGGATAATTATGAATGATAATGTTTTTGTTAGTTGTGTCACTCTTGCAATAGTGACACTTATTGGATCGATTACTTTCTATCAGTATAGTGAGTTGAAGTCTGTCGAGAGAAATGTAGAATCAGCGATTGTAAAAGGGATTGATCCTGTTGCAGTTCGTTGTGCTTATGCAAACGCATCAGATGTGGTTTGTGTAGCCTATGCATCTTCTCATCAGCAAGGGATTCCTACCCCAAAATCCACTAAGTAAGTAACTACTTACTAAACCAACCCTCTAGGATACAGGTGTTCTAGGGGGTTGTCTTTAATTCACAATTAGCGTATAATATCTCTATTATCGTTGAAAAGGAAGTTAAAAATGAGTCTACTTACAGTTGGCAACCCAAAGTTGTTAAAGGGTTTGAAGAAAGGTTATTTGTCCTCAGTGTTGCATTTCGCACCTGCTGATTTATCAGGTAAAGAAGTGTGTCCTAAACGAACAGCTGGTTGCACTGCTGCATGTTTGAATACTGCTGGTCGTGGTGGCATCTTCAAGAAAGGTGAAACCACTAATGTGATTCAGCAAGCACGAATTCGTAAGACCAAAGCATTCTTCGAAAATCGTCAAGCATTTCTCAATGAGTTGACTGTTGAGATTATCAAAACAAAAACCAAAGCAGAAAAGCAAGGACTCATCCCAGTCTTTCGTTTGAATGGTACTTCAGATCTCTCATGGGAGAAGTATGAAGTTGCAAATGGCAAGAACATTTTTCAAATGTTCCCAGAAGTCCAATTTTACGACTACACCAAAATCAACAATCGCAAAGTTAGCCACATTCCTAACTATCACCTGACTTTTTCTAAAGCAGATGGTAATGATATGGATGTTCGTCTTGCATTATCCAACGGTATGAATGTTGCAGCTGTTTTCCACAAAGTACCAGAGACATATCTTGGTCGTCCAGTTATAAATGGTGATGAAACAGATCTTCGCTTTTTAGACCCAAAGGGTGTTATTGTTGGTCTCAAAGCCAAAGGTAAAGCCAAGAAGGATACAACTGGGTTTGTTATATGAAAAATTTCAGACCAGCCATTGTAGATTTTGAGATCATTCCTGATTATTTTGTATCTCCTGATGGTGATATATGGAGCACAAAAGGAAAAACACCTAGAAAACTGAGACCAGGAAATACAAAAACTCAAAAAAATTATCCAAAGGTTTCTATACGCATCAATGGAAAGAGTGCTACACAATTGGTTCATAAATTAGTTTGCACAGCATATCACAAATTTCCAAAACCTGAGAGTGTTACCAGAGCAGAATGGAATTCAACTCCAGAATCTGTAAAGAGACTGGTAGAATCAATGTATCAGGTTAATCATATTGATCATGACCATTACAACCACCACCCCATTAATCTAGAGTGGGTTACTGTGAAAGAAAATAATAAAAAGTATCAAGACCACTCAAAAACATCTTGACTTGCAACTTTATTTAAGGTATAATTACATTATGCAAATGCTACATACATCCCTTGGAAAATCCAAGAAGAAAAAATCGACTGCCAAACAACGAGAGTTGAAAGCATCATGGGAAGCCATGCTAAAGAAGTATCCCACAAAGACGATTGTTTCTAAACAACAATCACTCAGTGAGGTATACTCACTCGGAAAACCTGCTTGTCGTGAGACACCTAAGCATCCGAGTCTTCCATTCACTGGTGCACCTTGTTACAAGAAACCCAACCCTGTTTACACTGGCACTGCCATTAAGGGTATCGGTACGATGCACAAATCAAATGCGATTCCAGTATTTTCTGATGAACAAGCACGAGATATTGCAACTATGAGGAGAGGATAAATGTTTGAATTTTGTGTTAAGTGTTCTGAGAAAGAAGCACAGATTGAACTTCTTCGTAAACATCACTATGAAGAAATACAAACCATGAAAGCGCAGATTGAGAAGTTGCAGAATGAGAATGAAGCACTAATTCTAGATGTTGCATTCTATGGTGGCAACATGATTAACTTGTCTTGCAATAACAAATAAGGTATAATATATTATGACACTGAATGAGAAGTATAGCGACTTACAAGTCCAAAAAATGAAATTAGATAAATTCTTCTCTATGTTCCTTGAGAAGTTTGAAAGACAAATGGATCCTGATAGAACGGATACACCTGTTTGGAAACTCTATAAAAATAAACTCAAAGAATATGAAAAGGTAGATCATGAACTTAAAGCAACTGGATATTGGATTAATAAAGAACGAAATGTTTAAGACTGCAAATGAATTTTCCCTTCACATAGAACAGATGGTTCGTGATAGCAAAATGACATATATGGATGCTGTTCTTGAGTACTGTAAAGAAAACTATCTAGAGCCAGAAGATGTATCGAAGTTGATTAATAGATCTCTTAAAGATAAAATTGAAATGAATTTTCGTGATTTGAACTACTTACCAAAGCAAGCACAACTGGATGTGTAATGGATGGATTTAAGGCATATCGTTATTACCTAGCAATTAAACTCCACTTCACCACCGACAGGTTCAATGTTTTTGAAAACAGAGGTAATGTTCGTGGCACTCGTGAAGCATTTAATGCTCGTAATGATAGATACATATTTGAGAAGTTGGCAAGCAAACGACCAGATGATAAAGACATCATCCAGTTCTTTGTGGCGAACTTTGCGTATAGTAACGACCAAGCCATTTATGCTGGTCAAGAAGCAGATGATAATTATTTGCAATGGCAGAAACGAAAGCAGTCTATGACTAAGATTTTCGTGGATGACTTAGCAACTCTATTAACTTATGCTGAAGTGAACAAGTTAAAACCCACTGCAATATTTCAGTTTACCGAAAACGAATATCCTGTAGCATTAAACTTATTTGTTGGAGGTAAAATTGCAATAGAAACTTTAAATATTATAAACGACCAGATAGACATACTTGATGAATGGTCAACACATGCTTCTGTAAGATACATATGGGAAGATGAGTTGCGAAGAATTAAAAAGTTGACTGGGTTCGTGAAATACGATAGAATTAAGATAGGTAAAATCTTCGAGCATTTTAAAGAGGAACTTGCAGAGTGATACAATGGGTAAGACATACAATAAACAAAAAACTGAAAAAGAATTTTCTGGAAAGCGTTCTGGAAAAGGTGGTGGTATGAAAACGCTAAATAGTTATGTTGATGAAGACTATGATTTAAATGATGACTCATTTGACGATGAGATTGAAGTTAGTGATGACATTCAGATTCAACATATACAAAACGATAATACAAATTAATACTTTTAATACAAAGGAAATACGATGGATATTCAATCTCTGCGCAAAATGCGCAACTCTGACTTTGGTGCAATCTCAAACGCATTCGAAAAAGTCGCAAACCCTCAATCCGAACAAAAGTCTTTTACAGACGATCGCTTTTGGCGACTCGAAGGTGACAAGGCTGGCAACGGAACAGCAACACTCCGATTTCTACCTCGTGTAGAAGGTGATGAACTCCCATGGGTTCGAATCTTTTCACATGGCTTCCAAGGTCCAACTGGAAAATGGTATATCGAAAACTCCCTAACAACTCTTGGTGAAAACGATCCTGTCGGTGAGTTGAACACCACTCTTTGGAACTCTGGTTCTGAAGCGAACAAAGAGATCGCTCGTAAACAAAAGCGTCGCCTAAGTTTCACTGCCAATGTTTTGGTTGTGTCTGATCCTAAGCATCCTGAGAATGAAGGTAAGGTATTCTTGTGGAAGTTTGGTAAGAAAATCTTTGATAAGATTATGGACAAGGCTCGTCCAACCTTTGAAGATGAGAAGCCAGTCAATGTCTTTGACTTCTGGGAAGGTGCAAACTTCAAACTGCGTATGCGTAAGAAAGATGGTTACGCAAACTATGATGAGTCTGCATTTATGGAACCAGCAGCAATTGGTGATGATGAACAGATCGTTAAGATCGCTTCTGCTCAAGTTAAGTTGTCTGAGTTTACTGATCGTAAGAACTTCAAGTCTTATGATGAGTTAAAGAAGAAACTGAATGAGGTTTTGTCTGGTGATTCTTTTGCTAGCAAGTCTGCTGCAGAGATCGCTGAACAAGAAGATCGTCCAGTAGCA